CAATATCGCTAATGTTTTCGTATGGATTAGCACCCATGATTGTTGATACTTCGGAAGCGCCAACGATGCATCGTCCATCGGCATCACGATGACGAGTCAAAAGCCATTCAAGACTTCCATGCGTTGGTTTTGGAATCTGTTGTGTATTCATGTTGTTGATGATACGACAACGGTGTGTCGGAGTTATCCATGCCCAACAACAGGCAAAAAAATAAGTAATGGCACAGCGGAGTGGCAGCGAACACAACCGCTATGCCATCACCTCGTTAGGTCACCTCTGGCGTGGTCGCCTATGTGACCGTCAATTTTGTTTTCAATTCGTGCCATGCCTTCCACAACCATGTTGTGGTCAGTTCGGTTTTCTTTCCTGCCTGATTGAATCAATGCGGCAAGAACACCACCGATAGCGGCAATTGAGGCAACAATGATTGCTTCACTCATGTTGGCTTCGGAAGAGAACGCCATGCCGCTTCAAACTTGGCGGCGTCATCTGCCATGGCAGGCGTAATCTCCACATGAATCCAAGTACCGCCAGCCGAGCCACCATTATCGGATGCAGTCCAATCCTTCCAGCCTGCGCCGTTGAGGTCTTTACGGAAACAACGCCACCCACGTCCCCATTTTTCACAACCTTTTTTGGTGATGCCTGAATAGTCGTGGACTTCTTCAATGCCAAGCACGTCTGCATGCTGAACAAACCAATTCATGGCTTCAATTGCTTTTGCCTTGTTCTTGCCATACGAGATATCCGCTGCTCTGCCTGTGGCATGCACCGACAATTGCCCAGGCTTGCCTCGCATCTCACGCACAACCCATGTACCAAGATTGGTGAAACCCCATCGTCTCTGGCACAAATCAACCAGTTTTTCGGTGCCTTCTCGTTTGCCTTTGGCGGCACCATCTTTTGTGCCTGTGTATGTCTTTGGCATTAGTCAACTCCCTTGTTTGTTCCGAACGCTTCGTCCAATTCTGCCTTGGAAATTTTGCCATCATCGGCATAGGCACGAGCCAACTTCTCCACAACCTGTGAAGCGGCGGCAATGCCAGCCAAGATTGCGGCTTTCCACACGGGGATATCACCCAGAACAGAGGCACCACCGATGATGCCCATTGCCGAATATCCAAACACGGCAAACACTCTCAACAGGATTTGCTTCATTCGTCATTTCCTTTCAATGAAACAGCCAACAGATTGACTGCCAACCCGACAATGGTGATGATGATGCCAAGGCGGCGTGTGGAACCTGTCAGCGTTATGAGCACAAGACCTGTGCCTGCCAACGTCCACGCCAAACCTTTTATTTCGTCAAGCCACTTATCCACACGGGACATTCTTGCCGTTCATGTGTGAATGGAAATACCTCATCGTGACTTTCGTGTAGGAGTTGGCAACACACCAAGAGCAGCGGTAGCGGCAATCAAAACACGGCGTGTTGAAACAGGCACATTGCTTCCGAGTGGCACATACGAATCCACACTTCCGCCAAACACGTTTATTTGTTCTTCAAATGCTTGCCGAACTTCGGTTGGAGCACCTTGCACGTTTTCAACCAACACGGCTAATTCCGTTTCGGTTAACTCATCCAAGGCAAGAGCGGCAAAAATTTCTGTTGCCTGTGCCTCATCAAGTGTTTCAAGCACCTTTTCGTCCAACACAACCGATTTTGCTTCATCATTTGTGACGCCCTCTTCCAGAGCGTTCAGGACGGCTTCTGCCGTGTCCAACCCCTCTTGGGGTGTCTCGGTCTGAATTGGCAAAGAAGTCACGGTAGGCGCAAGCACAGACGTTGTTACCGTAACAACATCAGACGTATTGGGTATTGCTACGCTAGTTGTTGTGAATGAATCAACATTTTCAATTGTTGTTGCCGTTGCCTCGGTCGTTGTAGGTATCGCTGTGCTACTGGTCGGCTGGTAAACCGATGTTGGCACGACTATTGCCATTTCTGTTGTTGTGGTTGTTGACAATTGCGGCGGTTCAACTCGTGTTGTGGTTGTCTCAATTGGCAATGTGGTTGTTGTTTGGAATGTGGTGGTCGTTGCTTCAATCGTTGTGGTTGTTGGTTCAATAGTTGTCGTTGTTGTTGATAATGATTCTCTTGTGAACGCATCATCGGGAACAATGTTCCAATCCTGATTGTCGGCGTTGAACTGCCACAACAACATGTAGCAAGTACCGCCACCGTTCTCGTAAAACCAACCATCAAGTTCCAACGGCGTATTGGCAGGCAACTCAAGCCGCTCCGAATAATCAACCGAACATCCCTTGTCCACCCAACTGCCGAACGTATGTCCAGCAATAGTCATGTGGCTTCCATCGTCTGATGCAATACCGAAACGCACAGATTCAACGCCATCAGGGATAGTGATGAAGCCTTGATAATGCGCCATGAAACCATCATCGGGGCAACCATCAATTGGCTCACCCTCAAAATTACGGTTCAAATTGTTTTCAATTTCTGATGAACAGATTTGATATTCCGTATCGGATTTATTCGGCGGAATGTCCGTCACTTGGTAATACACGGCATTGATGCCGTTGCCACCATTTGCGCTTGCCTGTCCATCGGCAAACAACAACAAGAGGAACGCCATGCTTAGAACATGACGAAAGATTGTTTGGGTTTTGCTCATTCACAAACGCCTGCCATACAAAGCCCATGAACCAGTTGCATTACCTGAGGTAAAGGAAAATCGGATTCTGTCCCATGCGTCAGTTGCATTTCTAAAACCTGCGCCGTTAACAACACGAAAGTTAACAGATTCAAATGCTTGATAGTTGTAAGTGAATTGTTCGCCAGCCTTGAAGAACACACGCATATTGAAATTGCCACGGTAGCGATTTTCAATTGTTGTGGCATAAAAATCACCAGCATTGTTCATGGTGTATTGATTGCCGCTTGTGCCGTCAAATTGTGTGTATCCATTACCGCCGTAATAAAGACTATTTCTTGCAGTTGCGCCGTTGTACAGCACTCCCAAAACGGGTGTGCTTCCAGAAGCAGTTCTGAAACCTGAAAAAAAGATTTCATACCATTCAAACTCGGTAGAAAATCCTGTCACTTCAATGTTTGATTGATTAGTGAATGAAGCACCACCAATAAAAGAAGAACCAACAGGAGTTGATGCACTCACAACCTTGACCCAATTACTACCGTCATAGGTGTAGATACTGTTGTCAGCGTCAATGTATGCGGTCATTCCTTCGGCAAGTGTTGGTTCGCCAGCACCACCAAAAGCGGCATCACGGGCTGATGTTGTGGCAAATCGCATGATGGTTTGGTCCATCAGGTAACCGTTGACTTGGTCGGATGTTAATTTGCTGAACGCAGGGAAAAGCCTTGCACCAAGACCAGCCATTATGGTTCCACACTCTCTGTTGTTGTTTCAGATTGCCATTCTTCGGCTGTGTTGCCGTCAAATAACCACGCAACATATTCAAGATAGTCAGGGTTCAAAGGGTCAATCGGTATGAACTGCTGATTGTTCTTCACAATGACTGTTTCGTTGGTATCTGTTTCTTTGATTTGATAAGTGTTCATAGTTCAATGTTCGCTACATAGTGATAAGTCCCACACCAGCCGCTAGGAATACCACTAGCAATAGCAGTTGCCATGTAACCACCTGTGCCTAGTCGGTCAACACCTGTGATAGTTCCGTCAATGTTCCCAATGAATTGAAGTGAATTGATTGTGCCCGCATAATTGTAGAAAGTCATTGTTGGTCTGGCTCTCATTTCAACAGGGAAACGCATTGGGCTGTAATGAAGCGTGGCAAATTGACCGCCAACTACACCCGACACTTGACCATCAGTAGTAGAAGCAGCAGGTGCAGTAGTAATGCTGTAAGACTTACAGAAATAGCGTTGGCATTCAGCAATAGTTGTTGACATTGTTTTGCGTTCAAATGGTGTTGCCAAAGAGCCAACTTCCAATTGAACATCCGTTACATACAAAAAATCACCGAGCGTTGTTGTCATATCATCACACCAAATAAAAACAGCAACATTGTTTGTGCTGGCAGTATCCAATGTGGCTGTGATGCTGTACCTCGTCCATGTGTTTGAAGGTGCAAGGTTCTGTGGTGTGTTCTCTGCTGTCCAGTTGGTAGCAAATGTTGGTGTTACACCGTCAGCGTTCCATGAAGAAACAACATCGCTTGTAACGGTGTCGGCGGTGCTGTTCCAAGCAAGAATTACAGCCTTCAAGTTGCCGATGCTGGAACCGCTGGTTCTTGCGCTGAAAGACAACGTGCATTGTTGATTGAACATGCCAACAATGTTTCTTTGTTCAATGATTTGAATGATGCCAAACTTCTTGTTGACCGTTTCAACATCAAGACCGATACTGAATAGACCGCCGCTTGGTGCCACGTTTGCTTGTGTTACGTCCACAATGTCGTTGCCATCAGAAAGCAAAGTCCATCTATCAAGGTTGTATGTGTCATCGTTGTTTGCGCCAGCAACAAAAGAAGTGCCACGCTGTGCCACCATCATGTCGCCATTGATGAGCCGATTGCGTCCAGCACCCAACGCATACAACGCTAGGTCGGTACGTTCGGCAATGTTCTCCATTTGTGTTGCACCATCAGCCACAAAGTCCGTTGGTTCAGGATATGGAATTGCGAAATTAGTTGTTGTTCCCATAAAGCCTCACAATTGTGTCCATATCAGGTTAGTCCATGACACTCCAATTGGTGCGGTGTTCCATGTCAAGGTTGGAGTTACGTCTTGCCATTCTTGGTAGAAACCAACAGGAGAAAAATACAAATCAATTGTGTGGATGGATGGAGTTATTTTGTGCTCAATTCCTTCCACATAAAGATTTTTGGTTACAACCGATGGTGTGCCGTATTTGAAAGATTTGGTTACGGACACGAAAGTGCCGATTTCAATTTGAGAAACAGCCAACCGTTGAGCGTCCGTTAGGCGGTACATGTTCAATCCAAGCCCTGTAAACCAATAATTCGGGTCTGGTCTAATCAGATAATCGGCAAGCAATTCGGCATCTGCGTTTGTTGCCAACGGTGATTCAAGCGAGATTCCTTGTACGCCATAAATGTTTTGTGAATTGGAATCCTGTACCACCTGCAACGTTGGTGCTGGTTCAGATGGGTTGGCAATAACAATAATGTCCACATAATTCACCAACGAATCAGGACGAATGGAACTGGAACGGGCTACGGCGTCACTCATAAATGACTTCCAATGACTGATATTTGATTAACGATGATGATTCCTCATCGGTAAAAAGGATTGTTGGAGATGACGTGGTTGCTTTGGGTGTTCGTGATTCCCAAACCAATGCGCCGTTGCGGTCAATAAACAATCTTCCTTGTTCGGCACTTTCAATAAGCGAGTTGAAATACGCCAGCGGTGTTTGTGAACTCACTTCAATGCTTGAAAGATTAGCGACACCAGTAGCAATAATCGGTGCTGGCACCGTTGGATATTGAACTTCCGGCAATCCAAGGATTCGGTCAACTCTTGCGCCTGATGATTCGGCTGGCGGTGTAAATGGCGTGATGTTGGTTGTTGTCAAGTTAATGGTGGCATCGGTAGCAGTAATCGTGACGATGTTGTGGTCGTCCATGCTGAATTCCGTGTCGTATGACTGAATCAATCCATTGAACAGGTACTCGCCATTTCGGCTGATTCGTACTTTGCGGCGTGGTTCAAAGCCCAATCTGCCACGTTCGGTGTTCCAATATGGGCTTGCAGTATTGGCAACGTTGAACTTGTCTTGACCAAGCAAATCATCAACAACGATTGTGCAGGTGCCAGCGCCGAATTGTGCATCTTGGCTTGTTCTGCCACGTTTGATTTGGACATTGACAACGTATTGGGTTACGTCAAAAAAGGTTGTTGACCCATCCAAATAATCGGAATCCAAAATACCTAAATCATCATCATCAAGCGTGAATACGTCTTGATAGAAACCTGCGTCCAATTCAACTACGTAGTTGCCAAGTTGAGGAAGTGCCATTATGCAACCTGAATGTTTATTGCGCCAGAACGGCGATTGAATTTCCGCAATTCTGCCACCAACAAATCAGGCAAGGTGGCATCAGCAATCTTGCTATTGATTTGAATGTGATACACGTTGCTATTGCCTTGATTCATTTTTGATAATGGGATAACGGCTTCTGCGCCTGCTTCACCGACCAATGCCAATGTTGGTTGTCTTACGATGCCGCCAGTTGCCATAGGTACTGCGCCAACAGTTGGGTTTGGAATGTCAACAACAACTGGTGTGTTCAAATCGGCAAGCAGATTGTCCAACGATGCTTTTTGTTTCTTGCTTAATTTGCCTCTGGCTTTGCGTAGAAGAATCTCCGCCTTAGCAAGATTGCGTGTGACGGCTAATTCACGGGTTTTTGCATCACGCACACGGTCAATTGCTTCCGTTTGTTCAGCCTGTGCTTCATTCAATTGGAGCACGGCTTCTTTGTAAATGTCGCTTGACGTGCTGGCACCATTGATTGTTTCGTTCAGGAGTCTTTGTGCTTCATCAACAGCATCGGTGGATGCCTTCTGCGCTATTTCTGCCTCGGTCACTCCCAATTCAGCGATGGTCAAATCACGTTGTGCTTCCGCCAACAATGCTGGGTCAGCCGCCGCTTGTGATTCAGCCAATTTGGTATTGGCATCGGTAACTTGGTTAGTTGCCTCACGCAATGCAATTTCTGCCTCGGTAATTTCACGCTGATTTCCACCCATACGAGCCTTGTTGAGTTCGTCCTGAGCATCCGTTTGCCTGAATTGTGCCTGCGTCAAATTGTCTTGTGCTTCTTGAATTGTCCGTGGGTCAGCCGCCTTGGTCAAATCAGCAATTTTTCTTTGTGCGGCAAGCACAGCATTTTGAGCATCAGCCAAAGCAAAACCAGCACGAGTTGAATCTCGTTGTGCTTGTGCCAATTGCTTTTGTGCATCAACGGCTTGTTTTGAACCTGCGCCGTAACCCTTTGCGATTTGGGAAAGTTTGGCTTGTGCGGAAGCAACTTTGTCGGTTGCTGTTTGCAAACTTGTTTGTGCTTGTGCGGTGGCTTTTGTAGCACTTGTCATTTGACTTTGAATATCAACAACGCTTTTCACAGCGTCTTTTGCTTTCTTCATTTTCTCTGTTGCAGATTCAACTTCTTTGCCAACAGTATTGAATGAATTAACACCGATTTTGCCGAGCAAACCAACAGCAGCGTTTGTTGCTACTTGGTCGCCACGCAATCCTTTAACCAAAGAAGCAAATTCGGAAAGACCAAACGCCAATTCTCCACCGATAGATGATTGTGCGCCAGCAAGAAGTCCAACAGATTTTGAATAAACATCCAAAGCCTCTACGCCTGTTTTGCCTGATGCGGTTACAGCGTCCAATCCTGCGACATACGCAGCAAACTTTCCAGTTCCGCTAGTCACATATTGATTAACATCGTCCATTGAAAGACCAACGTCACCCAATGAAGCAACCATAATTTTGAATTGTGAGTTTGTTTTGGTCAATTCTTTGAAAGCATCGGATTGCGCCACGCCTTCCAACATCAATGCTTCTGTGAACGCTCTTGTTTGTTCTTCGGCTTTTTGTTTGTCTGTGGCATATTTGGCGTATGCAATACCAGCAATGGTGATGAGAGCGGTGACACCACCAGCCGCCATCATCGCAATTTTGGTTTGACCCAAACGAACAATCAATGCTTTCAAAGCACCATCGGTCAACGTAGTCACAGCAGTCATGGCAAGCATGGACGTGCGATATGTAATTGTTGCGACCTTCAAGGCGGCAACAGCAGTAGTTACGGCAAGAATTGTTTTGCCGAGTTTGCCCATATTCCAAATGCTGTTGATGATTGCGCCATTGAGATAGTTAATTCCAGAGGCAAGACCCTGTGTGCCAACTATTTCGGAGAAACGGTCAATCGCTGGAACAACAGAATTGGTAACAAAAGTTGCAAACTTTTCCACATACGGCAACAAGACCATGCCAAGATTTTCCTGTGCGTTATCAATTGCCACTCGCATCTTGTCAAAACCAGTTGCACCTGCTTCGGCTGTGCCGCCGACTTGGGCTTCAACCTCTGCCAAAATAACCTTTTGTGCTTCAAGCACTTTGCCTGATTCAACAAACGTTTTGATTTGTTTGATTTGTTGTTCCGTGAAATCAACACCAGATTTACGGAGAGCGGTAACGCCTTTGATTGGGCTTGAAAGAGCCTTGCCTAATTGAATAGCCGCCGCATCGGCAGAACCAAAAACATTTCCTAAGTCCAGCGCAGCAGCAGCCGCACGGTTAAACACGTCATTGCCTTTTCCGACTTCATTGCGGACAGCCTTGAATGTAAGCAACACGTTGAGATTTGTTTGGATGGCTTCATCGTCAATGCCTGTTTTCAAGGACAATTCATTTGCAAGATTGGCAATCTGCTTTGCCGTCATGCCTGCGGCACTACCTGTGGCGGTGATAATTGCGTCCGTTTGTTTCAGAACTTTTTGTGATTCATAAGCGGCGGAAACAAGTTTGCCACCGATAACACCAGCGATTCCACCGCCGATAGCGGTCAATTTGCCGAGCGATGCGCCAAAAGAATTAACACTTTTGTTGGCGTTGAGCAATCCATAAGCCATTTTGTCGCCTGCGGTTTTCAATTGCTTGAAATCACGCATTGCTTTTTGGATGCCTTTTGAATCAAAAGACGAAATAATTGGGACAACAATTGCCATTAGCGGAGAGCCTTTCCAAATTGTCCAAGCACGTTGCGTGTTTGTTGTGATGCACGAATTGATGCTTGGTTTCTGCGGTGTGTTTCTGCACCAATTTCAGCCGTAAAGCGATTGGCAATATCATCAACAATTTTGTTCAGGTTGGTTTCAACCATTGGCATGTATTGACGTGTTCGCTTCCACATAACACGGGATGGGTCGCCGCTTTTGTTGAGATTGTTGACGAACGATTCTTTTCTGTTGGTGCGAGTGTTTTTGGCAAGGTCGTAAATAGAAGCGCCAGCATCGTTCTGCCGTAACTTCATAATTGGATACGAATTGGTGCGCCGTACTTTTCGTCCACCAACAACCGTTGTAACGCTTCTACGAGCCTTTGCGCCGTTGTATTTCGGGAATTGGGCACCAGCCCCATCAACGCTTTTACCTCGTGCGGAGTGCCCGTACAACGTCCATTGAACGCCACGCCGTGATTGCCACGGTTCATCTGGATAGCCAGCGGCAACTTTGTCACGCAATGGTTTGGCTGTGCTTTTGATTTCCTTGGTGATTTGTTTGTACAACTCAGGTTCAAAATGCTTCAACGCTTCCAACACGGGTGCTACACCATGCACCATTGAAACCGTTACGTCTGCCATGTCACAATCCTACGTCCTGCTGTTTCGGTCTATTCCGCCAAATGAGCATGTCGTAAATTGCTTGGATTAAAAAATCGTCCTCTTGTAGTAAAACACTTGGCGCAATGCCTGTTTCAATACAGATGAAAGCCAGCCGACCTACGGCTGACTCTGCTCCAAAGGGGCAGGAACTTCCATTTCATCCTCGGAAAGAACTTCCACGTTTTCCACTTTTGATAACCATGTTGGTTCAAAAGGAGATTCAATCATTTTTTGGCTTGTCAATGCTCGCCATGCCAACCATGCCAAATCAGTTAAGCGAATGTCATCGCCAAACTTGGTGACACTTTTGTTCCACGTGCGTTCAAACATTACGAAGTCGGCAAATCCTGCCTTTACATCGTGCGTTTCACCGCTGGTGTATGTGACCTTGAAGTTCATCTGCATTTTCAAGTTCCTTTTTTGTTGTTATGAGGTTGCTTTTGCGAGCGTTCCGCCTGTGAAGGACAACGTGGTTGTTGCCAGTTCTCCAACACCGCCAGCGACAGGCGTGTGTGCCGCAAGGAATGTTCCTGTGAGAGTGTAGGCAGGGTTAGTTGCCGAAGTGGTGGAACCGTTTGGCTTAATAACAATTGTTGTTGTTGTTCCGACCAATGGATAGATGGTGGCTTCAACGCTGTTGCTTGGTGAAACGGCAAAGTCCTGCATCAAAGCAATTTCAACTGAGTTGTTTTGTAAGCCGCCCGTGAACTTATGTCCTGAATCACCAAAGGCAGTTACTTCAACGCTGTCCTTTTCGTAGGTCAGCGTTACAGAGTTTGAATGGTCTTGAAGTTCTGTTCCGCCAATTGTGATGTAGGCGTTTGTGAGTACAAGTACAGCCATTGTTTGCTCCTTAGACCGTTGCCTTCACAAGCGTTCCGCCTGTGAATGAAAGCGTTGTCATGGCAAGTTCGCCTACGCCGCCAGCAACTGGTGTGTGTGCGGCGAGGAATGTTCCTGTGATTGTGTAGGACGGATTTGATGTTCCAACAGCACTTGAAGTTGGCTTGATAACAACGGTTGTTGTTGTGCCGACAAGTGGGTAAATAGTTGCTTCAACGTTGCTGGAAGCAAAGTCCTGCATCAATGCAATTTCAATGCTGTTGTTCTGCAAGCCGCCAGTAAAAACATGTCCGCCAGCGCCGAACGCAGTGACTTCAACTGAATCCTTTTCGTAGTTGAGCGTTACTGAATTGGAATGGTCGCCCAACGAAACCGAGTTGATGGTGATGGACGCATCCGTAAGAACTAAAACTGCCATGATTACTTGGTTCCTTCTGAATCGGGCTTATTTGCCTTGGCGGAACTTGCGGCTTCAATGAAACCGCCTTCCACCAATGCGGCGAGGTTATCAGCCGACATATCGGTTGGAGTGATAATTGCTCCAACTTCACCGAGCGAGCAACGGTCATTGATGACTTTGTACTGTGCCATTTTGGTTCCTTATGTGTGAATAGTGAGTGTGAATTGGATTTGCAGATATTCGGCATCAGCATTGGAAAGACTGGTTACGTCCGCTGAATTGGAAACTATTGCCGCCTGCACCACACCGCCAAGCGTTGTGTCTGCTTCAATAGCGGCACGAACACTTTTTGAGCCTGTTGCTGACAGGTATTGGTCTAGCAGGTCATGTGCCGTTCTGTCGGTGTATCTGCCAACGATGATATGGATTGTCCAATCCATTTGGTTTAACGCTGAACCGTTGCCCATTGTGCGGTGGTACGTCACGGAAGTTAATTCAGGATATGCCGTTGGCGGATTCAATTGTTCTGGCTGATAGTTGTATGTACGCAATCCATTAATGGTTGCCAATTTGGTTTGTATTGCTACTGCAACTTCTTTAACCGTTGCAGGCGTACTCATGCCACACCAATGATTCGGTACGGAGCCAACAGGTCACGAACGTCGGGGTCAACCGCACGGACTTGGATTGCCATATCGGCAAAACCAACCACGCCCAAAGCGGCGTTGTAACGAGCGAAGCCACGGATGGAAAGCAATACAGCGGCTTCTCGCACGTCATCAGGTACGGCTTGCCAGCCCCATTCTGCTGTTACCTGCACCAATGCTGGGTCTGGGTTGTATTGCAATGGGAATGTTTTGCCACCGATTGCGACAATGCGGCGATATGGGCGACCATTCAAACCTGCGTTCAAAGGTTCCAATTGGTAATCAACGCCTTGTGTCCATGTGTTTTCAAACGTGCCATTGCCATCATCGTCTGTTTTCACAACAATGCTGGTGTTTGCCATGTCCTGCACGGACACGTTGTATGAATCAACTGGATATTGGGATACGGCTGTTGATGCGGTTTTGTAAAACCACCGACCTGTTACGCCATCAATTCGGCGTGATGCGCCTTCAATGGCGTTTTCAATCAATGAATCATCAACGTTGTCCGTAAGACGGAGAGCGGCTTTCACTTCCGCCAATGTGCAATATCCGTTGGTGATTGCCATGACTAAGCCTTTTTGCGCTTGATGGGTGCGGAGATAACGGCACGTTCCTCGGTTGGTTCAGCCGTTGCGGTTTCTTTTGGTGCTTCTTTTGTCTTGTAACCAAGTGCGGACAATGCATCGTCCACAGCCTTGATACGAGCGGTTAATTTGCGGTTGACATAACCGCTTCGCTCAATCAACAATGCTTCAATTTCTTTGCTCATTTTTGCCTCTCATGTGTAAATGGGTGGTGACCAAACAGCCACCACCCACTCACAATTTTTGTTTGTTCTTGGATTAGAACGTTGGGGTGACAAGACCCGTTCCGTTGATTTGTGCCCAAGCATTGCCGTAGCGGTTTGCGGTGTATGCGGAATAACCGTACACAACACACAACACGTCCAACTCGGCACCCTTGGTCTGCTCAAAGCGGAGATACATCGGCTCGCCTGAACCCTGTTCCCAAAGGTGAAGTTCCTGCAAGTTGCCAATGTAGATGGTGTCCTGATTGGTGCCTGAACCCTGAGCGGTTGAAACGTTGGCATCGGTGATGATTGGCAAGCCAAACATTTCGTAGCCGCTGTTGCCGTATTCAACTGCGCCGTTGCCTGATGCAATGCCGTTCATGTTGCGAGCGGCTGGAACAACCAACGGACGGTTGGTTGTGTCAAGCGATGCCATGATGAAAGCCAAGCGGCGTGGGTGCATGATGATTGCGTTTGGTCCAGCAAAGAAAGTTGTTTGAACTTTCTGGATTGCGTCAACCATCTTTGGGTACAACTCAGCAACGGTTGGTGATGCATCGGTGTAGGTCACGGTCTGTCCTGCGGAAGCAAGGAGTTCGGCAACAACTTGTGCGTCCAACGTTGTGTGGTACGAGGAAATCAAGTCATTCATTACCAGCGAATCAATGTTTGTTCCACGCTCTAATGCCTGACGAGAAACTGTCTGCTGACCAGCAATTGTCTGAACCGTAATGTCCAACTTGGTGTCGTCCATGTTTGTTTCGGAAACTGCGGCACCTTCTGTTTGAACAGCGGTGGTTGAACCAGTTGTGACCTTGCTGATGCTGATGGTCAAACCTTCTGCTGGCAGTTCATGCTTGCGAGCAACGTTTGCCACAGGACGTCCTGCACGAGCAAACGGTGCTGCCAATTCGGTAAGGAACTGTGGCACAACGAGACCAGCAAAGTTTGCTGAGGTTACGTCACGGCGTTCCACACGCTCTTCCTGCATGTGACGAGCAAGACGCTCGGATGCGCCGAAGTCATTGCGGAAGTTTGCGGCGTAAGCGTCTGCCATGAAGGAGTTGCCGTTGCCCTTTTCGTAGGTGCGGGCTTCGTGCTTCACAACGGTTGCTGTGGTGATGCCATTTGCGGTGCGAAGTTCCTTGGCATCTGCTGAACGTGCTTCAAGTTCCTTGTGGTTCTTGATGCTCTCGTCCAAGTCGGATGCGGAACGGAGTGAGATAGCGATTTGCTTGTCCTCGTCAGCGGTCAGGTCTCGTGCTTCTGCCTCGGCGGCGTCAACGATTGCCTGAGCCTCTGCGAGAAAAGCGGAACGCTTCTCAATGAGGTTGTCGGACATTGCCATTTGGATTTCTCCTTGATTGTTGTTGATGTTTGATTGCCAAGTGAAGTTGCTAGTGCTTGCGGCGGCTAGTTTTCGGCTTGTGCCTGTCGTAGTTGAATCTGTCGCTTACGCAACATGATTGGGGCTACAACGGGAACGGTATCAGCCTGCGTGTTATTTCGGTTACGCAATTCAGCCACCGTTTCTTCATAGGCAGGATATGTGACTATGGAAACGTCATACAGGCGAACCTCTTTGAGTTCACGAGTTCGCTTGTCGGTGCTCCAAGCATCTTTGACTGTTTGGAAAGCAAAAGACATTTGAGAAACATCTCCACGGCGCAAGGCACTCATGGCCTTTGCGGCATCTGGATTGGCTTCATCCAAATTGGCTTCAATACGCAAACCGATTTCATCTTCAATCAATGTCAAAGTGCCTGAACGTGTGCGAGCCAATGGGACGCCTTCATGGTCAATCAGCAAGCGAACGTCTGCCCCGTCCTTGATTGTCTTGGTGAAGGCTCCACGGCGGACAAACTCTGTCCATGGAAGCGGCTCGGATGGTGAATCAAAGACTGCGGCATAACCAACAAGCGTGTTGCCGTCTTGCGCTGCTCGCATTTCAAAATTGCTGTACGCAATGGAACGATTTTCCTTTTCGGCTACAACCCAGCCATTGGTGCGTGAATCCATTTCCATTTCGCCCATCATCATTCCTGATTCGTCAACTTCCATTTCGTCCGACATTTCAGCATCATCGGATTCAATTGGTTCCCAACGGTCACAATAAAAAGCGGCATCAACAGTTTCGTTGAAGGCGGAACACATGCTCATCTCGGCATTGAAGTATTCACAATTGCCACAATTTCGTCCTGTTGGTACGTCCTCGCTGTCGGCAGGACGGTAACTCTGCGGCAATTGCCGTTCTTCACCATTGTTTGTTTCTGCGTCCAATTGGTTCACCACCTGTTCTGCGTAGTTCATTGCTCGTCTTGCGCCTTCTTTTGTGCCGTCACTACCCCAAAGCAAATGAGCCACAAATCCTGCTGTTATTTCATTGCCTTGAATTGCGTCCAAGTCTGACATGTGACGTGCTATCCAAGGCGCAATCTTGCGCCATTTTTCCTCGGTCACGGTACCTGATGCCATCTTGCGAGCATCTTCCACCGTTTGTGGAACAATGCCATCGCCCGATAATCCTTGTTCGTGATATTTCAAACCACGCCGAGCGGCTTCACGCATGTATTCAGGCGGAGACAAATCAACGGCGGCACGAACCTCGCCAATTGGCTCAATCTCATCACCCAAAGATGCCGCCACCATGTAATCAATTGCTTCCTGTTTGCTGGTGTAACAAGCCAACGTTTGAAATGAACCATCAGCATTTTGTTTGACCATTGCCCAACCATCACAATCAGATTGGTTGTTAGCAATTCCGTACGGCATAAATATCAATCCTGATTTGGGATAAGAACCCAACAACTAATGTCATCGCCTGAATCATCTTTGATTGCATACAACGATTCATTTGCAGGCAATACAAACGAAAGCGTTTCCAATCTGTGAATATGAAATCCATTGTCAACTGTGACATCAGCACCACCAATATGCACAATGTCGGCGTCCGTATCGTGGTGAACATAAACAGTTCGTGTGATGTTGTCGGGCGCAATCAACACAGAACGAGTGGAACTCACAATTACTTTGTATGACTTCATAGCGGTGGTTCTCCATCTGTTCCAAGGAACGGTGTTTCGGTTGCGGCAGTCATTGGAGCACCTGGCAAGTTCAATACAAAGCCATCTCCGCCTTCGTATGGTTCACGTCCTTCAATGTGTCGTGCTTCGTTTGGTGTCAGCATGCCTGCGGCGATTTGTACCTGTGCGGCACGAACACGAGTGGACAAGTCGGCTCGCATAAACTCATCGGCGTTGAAACGAACGATTTGATTTGGTGGCAACATGTCGCTCAAAGCATCTTCCAATCGGCGCATCCAAGGCAACAACGTATGACGTACAAACTGGATGCCTGCTGATTCCACATTTTGGTATGTCTGTGAATCTCCACCAGTCCCATTCATCATGTGTAATGGGATGCGGTAGAACCGAGCGATTTCACGGACGATTTGCTCACGATGCGCCATTGTGTCCATGTCGGCGGCTGATGCGGTGATTGCTTTCCATTTCAATCCACCTGTGAGAACGGCAGGACGGCGGCGTTTGTAGTGCGTATCAATCCAAGTATCACGCAACACTTGTGCTTGTTCTGTTGTTAATTGCTGGTCGGTTTCCAAAACGGAACCAGGAGTTCCACCATCGCCATACCAAGCGGAAAGGAATCTGTTGATTGCAATATCGGTGCCAATTGTGTTTCGCAAAAGGTCTATTGGAGAAAGCGAACGTGCTTGGTCTGGCAGTCGTACCCAATTGATTTGGCGGATTACATCGCTACCAAATTCCTCTTTACCAATTTTGTAAATAACTTCGCCATCGGGAAGAACACGAACAACAACTTTTGATGGATGAATGTTCCGCAATTCAACTGGATAAATGCCTTTGCGTGGTGCCCACCAAAAGGCTGTGCCGTGTAGTGCCATTGTGATGATGGTTTGTTGTACAAACTCAAACATCAATTGGTCATCGTTTGGACGGACGAACACGGTTGGACGTGGCAGTTTTTCGTATCTTCCATCTCGCTCGTTGAAGGTATCAAGAGGCATTGTGCCAACGGAATCACCGAGCAAGGTGACTGCGGCGGCTACGGACGTTGAGGTGAAGGCGGTGAACTCGTCAACAATCTCGCCCGAATAGTTACCAAATACAGGTCTTGCTGTTAATTGGTTTGGGTCAATTGAGGTTGGCAATCCTCGGCGTTCACCACGCAACAGGCTCACGAGTTCGCCTCACATGCAACAACAATCAATGTGCCTGCTGCTATCAAACCTGCGGCTGTATTAAACATTCCAACTCCGAGACATGCGATTATTCCGCCAACAATTTCAATAGTCATGATGAGTATTCGCTTCATTGGTTCACCATACCGAGGCAATGCTAGGTGTTGGCGTACTGATTGAGCGGCGTGTTGCTCTGTCCAACGCCATACACAAAGCAATTGCGGCGTCAATCTTGCGGCGTGATTTGCCTTTGGATAATCGCCATCCATTCTCGGTCATTCGTTGCGCTGCTGAAAGCACTTGGTCGGTGAACATTGGCGAGCCGTCATGGACAACACGTTTTTGAACGATGAGGTCATACGCCGTTCCACAGGCT